CGTGGACGGTGCTTGAGCAGTTCCCGTACATCGAAGTCGCGCGGTTGCCCTACGGAGGGACAACGTACGGCGTGCGCATTAACGGGACAGACGGAGACATTCGCGCAATGACGGAGGAGACGACATTTCCCGACGCGGTATGTCTCGCGGCGTTAATCGCTAAAATGAAGGAGGCGTAAAGGTGGCGAAATTATCCCGGAGGCAAAACCGCGCGGTACTCGAATATTACGCGGAATCGCTGTATCACCGTTACGCGTCCGGCAAGCTAACGGAGGCCAAGTACGAGCGGCTGGACGGTAAGCTTGCGGAGTGGGAGGCGCGGTTGGGCGGCCGGTGGCGGAAAATTGCGTAAAAATAACGGAGGTGTTGACGGTTGACAAACGAAACTAACCGTGATTTGGCGGCAGACTTGGCGATATGCGACGTGGCAACGGAGGGACCGATCCGGATAACGCCGTGCACGTGCGGCCGGTGTAACCAAGTGTTTATTTCGCTGACGCACAGTGACGGACGCTTTGATCCGGAGGACGCAACGTTTATTATCGAAGCGCGCACCGGTTGGCCGATCGCTATTAAGCGGGCGATAGACGCTGAATCGCGTCTTGAAGCGGCTGAGGCGGAAAATTCCGCGATTATGAACGCCATGAAGACGCTGCGTTTGGCGTATGATAGCGGAGTAGAAGGCGACGGGTTAGCGGCAGCAGTAGCGGAGTTTTTCGACAGAGTGTTTGTTTACGAAGACTACGCCTGTCCACGTTGTGGGGTCGCTGTATGCCTCGACGGTGACAACTGGTGCCCGGAGTGTCTTTCGGCTCGGTTTCCGGAGGTGACGGAATGAAACGGACACTTATCGTTGAAGCATCGGTAAGGTCGGAATGGGACACTGAGGCCAGCGCGACTTACGATGAGTTGCCGCCAGGTATGCGTACCGCAATACTGGACCGGATGCGAGACAACTTAGCGGAGTGGTTCGCGGAAAACACGGATGCTGGCGCAATTATAACCGTAGACGTTCGAGTCGAGGAGGCGGAAGATGACGCGTAATAAAATCACCGCCGAGCAGCGCAAGGACTGGCGCAATTTACCGCTGCCCGATTGGAGTACGCTCACAGTACAGGTCATGATCGCGGATTTAAACCGTGAGCGATACGGCGTGGACGTTTACATTCCGTCCGCAGGCGGGTACAGGTACGAGCAAGGCGTAATCAAGCGGTCGCTCACGCTATACGGCGCTGACGCTTTAGCGGAGACGATCGAGCGCGCCTTTACGGAGCATCGCGTCACTCCGCAATATCCGCAGCTTACCGCCGGCTTTTTGATAACGTATCTATTACCGCGCATCATGCCGCAGGTATTAGCGGAGGCCAAGCGTAAGGAGGCGGCCGGACCGATTAATGGCGGACTTACTGACGAGGAGTTGGCGGCGTGGCTATGAATTTGATCGAGGCGTTAAAATACGCGGCTGAGACCGGCGGCGTTATCGTATCAAACGTAAGTAAGGCGTACTTTGCCGAGGAGTTCGCGCCTATTAACGTGCTGGCTCCGCACGTAGTTGTCGCGCATAACCCCGGTACAACACGCGAAGAATTGCGCGGAGATTGGTGGTGTCTGTAAGTTGTCCGTTAACTGCGGGAATATTTATTGCGAACGGGCGTTCCCGTATCGTATGATTGGAGGAGAATATAATTCCGCAAATTTCGACACATTCCGCTAAATGCGTCCTCGCCGAGCACTGCACGCTGGCCGACGGAAATACGTGCGCGCCGATATGCCCGTCGTATTTAGCGTTACACGGATACAACGGCGCTGGAGGACGCATAGCCGCCGCAGGTGTACCGCCAGCATACCGCCGCGTCACGTTGTCCAACTCGCCAGCCACCGCCGATCAATCGCAAGCTTACGCCGCCGTACGCCAATACGTAGCGACGTTTAGCCGCCAGTTTGATCCGGACGGTGAGCCGATAAAGTCGCTATACCTCGTGTCGCCATCGCCAGGCACCGGTAAGACGACGACGGCTGTAGCGGTCCTTAACGCGTATATCGTCGCGCATTATATCGGCAGCCTCCAACGCAATAGGCAAGCGTTAGAGCGGCCCGGCTATTTTTGTGACGTCAACGAGTGGCAGGCGCTATTCTTAGGATTTACGCGGCCCGGCATACCGCGAGAGACGGCGGAGGGGCACGCGGCCGAGTATTACGCGATTGAGCAACGTGTGAAGGCCGCGCCGTTTGCGGTGCTGGACGATATCGGCGTAAGGGGAGCGTCGGATGCGTTTCGCGGCGATCTGCACGGCGTAATCAACGCGAGAGTATCGGCGGGGTTACCGACGGTGTATACGAGTAACGTTGGGGTTTCGGAGTTGGCCGCGATATTTGACGCGAGACTGGCGGACAGGGTACGCGACCAGTGCCTCGAGGTCGAATTTGCCGGAGGCAGCAAGCGCGGATTTCGGAAAACGGAGGTGAAACGATGAGCAACGGAGGTGCAACGTTTGAAATGCTGCTGTCCCGCGTAATAGACGGTGGTAGCGTCGGCCCCTTGGCGCAATACGCGGTGACGCGAGATATCGCTGCAGCGGATAGCGACCGGGCGGCTTACGATTTTATCGTCAACTATGCGGCTGAAAACGGAGGCTTGTCGCCGTCATACGCAGCGGTTACGGCGGCCGTCGACGGCTTTACGTACATTCCGGCGGTGTCCGACAGTTACGATTACCTCGTCCGCGAGTTAAAGGACGCGCACGGTAAACGTCAGATGGCGGTCCTTCTCGGCGGCGATCCGGAAATACAGCGCAAGTTTACGGAGTTGTCGACGGCGGATTTTGTGGCGTGGATGACGGCTAAAGCGCAAAAAATTAGCCTCGATTCTACCGTCCATGCCGACGTAGGCGTACGTCTAAGCGCCGCACATGACCGGTTTATGACGGAATACCGGGGCCGCGCTGCTGGCGAGTCTATGCGTATATGGGCGTCAAAATTTCCGACGATTAACTCGGAGATAGGCGGATATTTTTCGTCTAACCTCTACGTATGGTATGCGCGGTCAGGGCGAGGCAAGTCCGTTATAACGATGGAGGAGGCGATAGAGGCGGCGTTTCAAGGCGCGGTGGTTCTCGTTTGGGCGATGGAGATGACGGAGTTTGAATGGTTCGCGCGGGCCTATACGTCAATATCCGCTCGGCTTGGCGTAACGACAGCGCAGATTGACGGCACCGATTACGCGGCGGGATTTAACAACGGCGATATCCGGAAGGCAAGCTTGCCGCCAGAGTTTCTAGCGGAGTTTGAGCGGTTTATCCGGACGATAAACGACATTATTCCGGGCGAGATTATCCTGCGTGCGAAGGATCACGCGGACTTTAGGGACCGGAGCCTAAAGCGCCTGGAAGCGGACATTATCGAGACCGGCGCGCACGTCGTCGTAATCGATCAATTTTACCATTTGCACTACGAGCCGAATACGTCACGGACGACCGGTGGGGACGCGGCGAATACGGCCGGGCTGCTGAATCAGCTTGCGGGATACACACGTACCGTTATCCACGCGATTACGCAAGCCAGCGAAGACGACGCGGAACGTAACGAGGACGGTAACCGGGAACTACGGCCGCCCCGTCGATCGGACGTCAAAAAAACGTCGCAGCTATTGGAAGAGGCGACGAATCTTATCGGAATCGATACGCTCAATGACGAAGGGCGCGGCGTGATCGAACTCGGCAAAGGGCGTAACGGCGGCGAGGGAAAGCGGGTTGAAATTATGTATCTGCCGAAATACGGGATAGTCCGCGAGCAGCTTACGGAAGCGCCGACGGGACAATTTACGGGGACGTTTTAACGGCGAGGGTCGTCGGTACGCCCAATTAAAAAGTCAAGGGAGACACCGTAAAAGTCCGCGAGTGCTACCGCAGTCTTAAGTTTAGTAGAACTTGCGTAGCCAGTTTCAAGGTTGCTGTATGTCGATACAGTTATCCCCACAGCGGCAGCTACGTCTGACTGCAGCAATTCCCGCGAGTCTCTGAGATATTTTAGTCTTTTACCCAACGTCTCAATATATTCCATATTTAAATTCCTTTCAGTGTTGACATTACGGAAATTCCGTTGTACGATAAAACCGTATTACGAAATAATCGTAATTATAGTTATTACGGACACCGGTCACTAAGGTTTCAAAATTCATTATAGCATAAGGAGGAAGTGAAATGAACGTAGCCGGGCATGAACCTATATCTCAATTAGTTAGTCCTAACGACGTAACTCTACACGCCGAGGCAAGCCGGATTCCTGAGATGTCGCCGGATGAGTGGGCAGATTTTCTTACGAATGTGCGCGATAGAATGGAGATTCTAGAAGACATCCAAGCAACGCGAGCCGGTGTTGTGTTTGACGGCCGCCATCGCCTTCGAGCAGCGTTAGAATGTGGTATTAAATTGATTCCCGTTAAATTTCACGATATCACAAACGAGGAAGCTATCCGTCGAATGGGCGAAAGCGCGGTTAATCGCAGGCATCTGACGGACGGGCAACGGGCGGCTGTCGTGCTTGAATTTACGGAGTTGGTAGATAGAATTCGAGAGGAGGCAAAGGAAAGGCAACGGGAAGCCGCAGAAGCAACAAACACACTCCGACGGGGGGATGACGATTCAGACACGCTTGTGGAAGATTTGCCAGAAGCGAAAAAAGGGTTGACACGGGACGCTCTAGGCGAAAGGGCAGGGGTCAGCGGCAAATTTATCCAGAACCTCATGGCGGTCCAACGTGACGAGCCGGACCTATTCGCGAAAGTAAAATCAGGCGAGATTACCGTAAACAAGGCGTATACGGAAACAAAGAAGCGGAAGCTTCCGCCTCAATGTCCGGCTACAGACGCGCCCCCCCTGCCAGAACCGAAAATCGAACGGCTACGGACGCGGAAAAAACCGCCAGAGGTCGCGGTTAGGCCGGACGAGAGCGCTATTTCCGCGAACAACCGAACGATCAAATACACGAAGGAGCAGCTTACGCCGTTTATCGAGGGGTTCCTGATGCAGTATTATACGGCAAGCCGCGCAGATGACGAGGCGAGAGCGCCGTTTATCGAGGAGACACGTGTTTTATTCGAAGCTTGCGCCCGTATGCTTATTGAATTCAGCGGTGACAAACTATTCGAGACAATGGAGGGGATTAGAAATGGCAACGAAACCGAAGACGAAACCTGAGAACAAGATGGGCAGGGCTGTGTTTGAACAGTTCGAACAAACGCTCCAATCGCGTAAAGACTGGTTTGACCAGACGAGTATTGAGCGCGCGGGTAGCCGCCTTGTTACGGAATCCCCGTACGTGTGCAAGTCATTCGAAGACGCCGGGTTTAATACGCGGGAGAGCGGGTTCGGGATGAACGTCTTCCGTCCGAACATCCGCATGGAGGACTTCGCGGTAACGGATGGACAAATTGGGAAAATCACGCTTGCAACTACAGAAGCCCGCGCAGAAGTCACAGCCGACCGTATCGTCCGCTATCCAACAGTTCAGACGCAGGCAAAACGGCTCCGACTTAATGACGACGATATTTACCGCTGCGTGCTTGAGGCTGCCATACGCGAATTAATGCAAGTGTCCTTCGTCGGCAATCTCGATATGGGCGCAAAAGCTAAAGAAGCGGCGGCATTAGCGGTCATCCGGCGGACTGCCCACAAGAACGGGAAGTTTCGCGGAATGCTGGAAGTTGCCGGCGTGGACTGGACGTGGGACGCCGCAGGGGTACGGCAGTTTGCAGAGGAGATGGATTTCGAGGAATTCGTCCAAGGGCTGTACCGTCACGACCCGTACTTTAACCGCCGGGCAGACTTAATTGATTGCGCGCGCTTTGAGACCACGCAAGGGAAATTAGATATGACGGAGTTGGGCAGCCCTGGATTGGTGGAAAACATGCTTCTCCATCTCATAGGCAAAACCAAGGCGGTTCCCGCACATGTCGTTAGAATACTTCAACGCTCGATCGCAGGTTAACAGCATAGGAAAAACGGAGGCACTTACTCCCCCCGCTGTTCCGTCCTTTGTTAACGCATCCTCCGTTTAGAGGAAGAGGCGCGCCACCAGTAAGAGGACGAATCTCACTAGCGCACGATCCACCGTCAGCGACGCGGATATGTGACTATCCGTTGCGATCACTTCTAGTTTCACGCGCTACACCTCCTAACGCGAAGGGCGTAATTTTACCGCCAGGGGCAAGCCCTTCCCCGAAACGCCGAGGCCTTCGTTAGTGAGGATGTCCAAATTATACCATTAATGAAATGAGTTAGTTAGCGAACGTATGTTTTATTTTAGGAGGCCCGCTATGGTTACGATACGCAGCCCGGAATATTCCGTAAACGTCCGCGCCGAACTCGCCCGCTACGAATGGACTGCCGCCACCTGGACGCATGACCGCTTAATCGCCGCCAGTCCGTTCCGCTACGACAGAACCCCGTCATTTTACGTTTATCTCGTAGATACGGAGTCGGCGCGGGCGGGCGATTGGGGCGACCCAGGCGCGGTGGACGCGGAATGGCAGCGCGGCGGTATCGTCAAATTGCTCGCCTATTTAATGAACGTCACGTACGGAGAAGCAGCAGACTACTTATACGCTACATACACCGCAGACGACGTGTCCGACACCGTAACATTACCGCAATTATCCTTATCGTTAGCGCGTGAACCGTACCGCCCGTTACCGGATTCGACGCTATTACCGTATCGCTATCGCTCGCCGTATCTCGGCGGCCGCAGCATAACGGAATCCGTACAACGCTTAATGCGCGTAGGATACGACCCGGCGCGTAAAGCCGTAACAATGCCGTGGTTTAACGCAGACGGCTCGCTCGGCAACGTAAAGTACCGTAGAGTTGACGCTAAGGTGTTTTGGTACGCAAAAGGCGGCCGCCCAATCCGCGATATGCTCTACGGCATCGACGTAATTTACGCGCGGAAGATACGTAAAGCAGCCATCGTTGAGGCGGAAATTGACGCCATGACGCTCATGTCAGCGGGCATTCCGGCGATAGCGATCGGCGGCTCGGCATTTACGGAGACAAAGCGCCAGATTATCGCGCGATCACCGCTTGAGGCGATATTTACCGTAGAGGATAACGACGACGTCGGCCGGGCGTTAATGGCGCGTGTGCGGGCGGAGTTAAGCGGCGTTGTACAGACGGGACGCGTTACGTTAAATAGCGAGGTAAAGGACGCGAATCAACTCGCGACGGAGAGCGGATTGGAAGCGGTTAAACGCGCGGTTGACGCGGTAATATGGGATGCGAGGATTTCCGCGTTTTTG